CGTTTAGATAAAGAAAATGATCAAGAAAAAGCTGATATTGCTAGTCTAGATAAAGAAATTGATCAAGAACAAGCTGATATTGCTAGTCTAGATAAAGAAATTGATCAAGAACAAGCTGATATTGCTAGTCAAGAACTAGTTGACAGGTATCACAGTCAAGAACTAGCCAACCTTAAAAAATCAATTATGAGTTTGCTCAAAAAATAACCAAATAATTTGACTCTCCTGACAATGATGCTATAATTACTAGTATTGTTAATAAGGAGAATCAAAGATGTCTACAGTTTTTTCATCAGAACAGCAAAAGAAGTTATCAAATCTTATCAATGAAGGCCTTGGTGTTATGACCGAAGTAGAAACTTTACAAGGCGGTCTTAAAGATACTGTTAAAGCAGTTGCAGAAGAACTACAAATCAAACCTAGTATCTTAAACAAAGCACTAAGAATAGCATATAAATCAGAATTTCAACAAGAACAACAAGATCACGAAACACTAGAAACAATACTGACGACGGTTGGCAAAACTCTTTAGTGACTAAATTGTGGGAAATGTGGGTAGAAAGCTATCACAAAGATCATATTGCTTTTTGGTGCGAACAAGTTAGTTTAGTTTTTACTGTAATTGCCAGTCTATATTTGGCAATACACGCAGATGCTCCAAACATGAAGATAGTATATCCAGGATTTTTTATAGGATCGCTTAGTGCTATATACGCTTATTGGCGTAGAAGAATACCAACACCAATGATACTGACCACCTACTTTGCTGTGGTAAATATATTTGGATACGGAGTTGCCAGCTATTGGTGGTAACGGTTTCGCAGGCCTAACCTGCATGTAGAGGTTGATCAGCCATAAATGATAAAGGAAATGAATGAGTTACATAGATGCACTATTTGATCGCAATGGCGACAAAATACATATTGTAGAAAGAATCAACGGGGAACGTAAGTTCACAGAGTTTCCTGCCAGTTACGTATTTTACTACGAAGACCAAAAAGGCAAACACAAATCAATTTACGGAACACCAGTAAGTCGCTTCGCTACACGTTCGGCTAAAGAGTTCCATAGAGAAGTTAAAATACAAAGTGATAAGAAACTATTTGAATCAGATATTAATCCTGTATTCCGTTGTCTAGCAGATAACTATCAAGGTGTTGATGCACCTAAACTAAATGTTGCTTTCTTTGATATTGAAGTTGACTTTGATCCAGAGAAAGGATACAGTCGCCCAGATGATCCTTTTAATCCCATAACAGCTATTTCAGTCTACTTAGATTGGGCAGACAAGATGGTTACGTTGGCACTACCTCCAAAAGGTATGAGTTGGGAAGAAGCACAAAATACATGTGATAAATTTACTGACACATTCCTGTTTGAACGTGAACAAGATCTATTAGGCACATTCTTAGATCTATTAGAAGACGCTGATATACTATCAGGATGGAACAGTGAAGGATATGATATTCCGTACTGTGTTAACAGAGTAACAAAAGTATTATCTAAAGATGATACTAGACGCTTTTGTTTATGGAATCAACTACCTAAGAAACGTGAGTTTGAACGCTTTGGTGCCAGTAACATAACCTTTGATACCATAGGTCGTGTGCATATGGACTATATGCAACTGTATAGAAAATATACATATGAAGAAAGACATAGTTACTCGTTGGATGCTATTGGTGAGCACGAACTTCAAGAGCGTAAAACAAACTATGAAGGCACACTAGATCAACTGTATAACAATGACTTTGAAACATTTATTGAATACAACAGACAAGATACCCTACTGCTTAAGAAGTTAGATGACAAGCTGAAGTTTATTGATTTAGCCAATGAACTAGCACACGCAAACACTGTGTTACTACAAACAACAATGGGTGCTGTAGCTGTTACAGAGAGTGCTATAATCAACGAAGCACATGAACGTGGGCTTGTGGTCCCAAACAGAAGAGAACGCTTAACAGGAGAGGATACACAGGCCGCAGGTGCCTATGTAGCGTTTCCTAAGAAAGGCTTACATGATTGGATAGGAAGTGTTGATATTAATTCACTGTACCCGTCAGCTATTCAGGCGTTGAATATGGGTAATGAAAGTATTGTTGGGCAACTACAACCTATAATGACTGATCGTTATATCAAAGAGAAGATGGCCAAAGGTAACTCATTTGCATCAGCTTGGGAAGGCTTGTTTGGTAGCTTAGAATATGAAGCTGTTATGAGTAAAGATGTCGGAACAGAAATAACTGTTGAATGGGCTAATGGTGCAGAAGATACATACTCAGCGGCTAATATATGGAAGATGATATTTGACAATAATAATCCCTGGATACTGAGTGCGAATGGTACTATCTTTACATACGAAACAGAAGCGGTTGTTCCGGGACTATTAAAACGTTGGTACAAAGAACGTAAAGAACTACAAGCTAAAATGAGAGAAGTTACAGATCCAAAAGAAAGAGCATTTTGGGATAAGCGACAACTAGTTAAGAAGATTAATTTGAACTCACTGTATGGTGCTATTCTTAATCCAGGTTGTAGATTCTTTGATAAACGTATTGGGCAATCAACTACGCTGACAGGTCGTGCTATTGCTAAACATATGGACGCACATATTAATAAAGATCTAACAGGCAAGTATGATCATACTGGAAAGACAATTATATACGGTGACACTGACTCATGTTACTTTAGTGCTTGGCCTGTGCTAAAAGATGATGTTGAAGCAGGCAAAATAGAATGGAATAAAGAAACAGCTATACAACTATATGATAGGCTGTCAGACAGTGTTAACGAAAGCTTTCCAAAGTTTATGGAAGAAGCTTTTCATGTTCCATCTAATATGGGTACTATTATACGTGGTGGTAGAGAGATTGTAGCCAGTAAAGGTCTGTTTATTACTAAAAAGCGTTATGCTGTTATGACATATGATGTTGAGGGCAGACGTTTTGATCTTGAAGGTAAGCCAGGTAAGATTAAAGCAATGGGCTTAGACTTAAAGCGTTCAGATACTCCTCCAATAATACAAAACTTTCTAAGTGATGTACTTGAGCAAGTACTACAAGGTGCTGATCGTGCTGAGATTATTGAAAAGATTTTAAAATTCAAACATGAATTTAAAGAGCGTCCAGGCTGGGAAAAAGGTACACCTAAACGTGTTAACAACTTAACAAAGTATACTAAAGAAGAAAAACGTCTAGGTAAAGCTAACATGCCAGGACACGTTAGAGCAGGTATGAATTGGAATACTATGCGTAGAATGAATTCAGACAACTACAGTATTAACATTGTTGACGGTATGAAAATTATTGTATGTAAGTTAAAGTCAAATCCAATGGGATGGACATCAATAGGTTATCCAACAGACGAACAACATATACCTCAATGGTTTAAAGACTTACCATTTGATGACGCCGCAATGGAAGAAACAATTGTAGATCAAAAAGTAGATAACTTATTGTCAGTGTTAAATTGGGATCTATCTGGTGCTACACAAACAGCAAATACATTTAATAACTTATTTGAATTTTAATGAAACTCAGCGAACTAGTTGCGTATAAAACAGGATTAGAACATTACGATTTTATTCGTAGTAGTCGAGGTTTGATTAAAAAGATCAATGAAAGTCAGTCTGATATTGCTAGAAGTAATCATATCAATGATGACGCAATTAGATTTGGGCAAGACACATATTCTGAACAAATAGCCAATGATCTAGACCGTCTCGAACGCCAAATTGAAAATCTCAATGACAACTATGTCTACTATAAAAATCAAATTGATCAATTGATATTAGAACATGAAGTTGAATATATTAAACACGACGAAGAAAATATCTCTCAGACCTTAGGAGAAGGCATTAAGGATTTGACAGATAGGCAGTTAAGAATGTCAGCTAAACAAAAAAGAGAATTTATATCTAGAATAAATCTGTATGCTGAATGGCGATGGCCTGCTCTAATTATTCGCCCAGAGAATCAGGACATGGTAGAAGCCATGTGTGCGTTTGATCCTTTATACATATGTGATCTTTATGATGACTTAATTCAACCATATGTTAAGAAGTTTAACCAAGTATATCAGAATAGACTACGCCCTTATACCATAAAGCCATTTGCTCCAAAGCAGAAAAGTTTAGATGTACTTCCGCAAGGACAGTTTGGCTTCATAGTAGCATATAACTTATTTGAACATTATCCATTATCGATGGTTAAACAGATGTTACAAGAAATAGAAAAGCTATTAAAACCCGGTGGAACTTTATTGTTTACATTTAATAACTGTGATTTAGCTAGAAACATACGAACTGTTGAAATGGGACAGCGTTGTTATACTCCATACAGATTGATTAAACCTATAATAGACCAATTAGGTTTTCGTGTTGTTAAATTAGAAACTGAGGGGGATAATTGGTTAGAAATAAAAAAACCCGGAACTCTACGTACTACACGAGGTGGCCAATCAATAGGCAAAGTCTACAATGCTTGATATTATAGAATGAGAATTGGTAGAATAAAAATATCGAATAAGGTTGTATACGGTCTAAATATCATGTATACTAATAACAGTAATTTAATTTTTAACACAAGGAACGGAACATGAGAGATCATTTATTAGATTTAGTTGAACATACCTATGACCTAGGATGTATCGACTTGGTTAAGATCACAGGTGATGACAGTACTACTGTGATTGATGGCCTAGCTGAAGACAGATCAGTAGTTGTGCAAGCGGCATTTAAACAACCTGTGTCAGAGTTTGTAGGAACATTTGGTATGCCTAATCTAGCAAAACTTAAAGTATTGTTAGGATTGGAGCCATACAAACAAGATGCAAAAATTTCAATTAATAGGCAAGACCGTAACGGAAATTCAGTACCAGTAGGCTTACATTTTGAAAATGCCGCAGGTGACTTTAAAAATGATTATAGATTTATGACATCAGAAATCATTGAAGAAAAACTTAAAGTAGTCAAGTTTAAAGGTGTTGAATGGAATATTGAATTTGAGCCCACTATCGCTGGTGTACAAAGATTAAAATATCAAGCATTAGCTAACGCTGAAGAACTTACATTCAATGCTATGAGTGATGGTAATGATCTTAAACTAGAGTTTGGTGACCATTCAACACACGCAGGTAGCTTTATATTCCAGCCAGATGTTGATGGTAAACTGTCTAGAACATGGTCGTGGCCTGTTAAACAGTTCATTAGTATTTTAGATCTTACTGGTGACAAGACTGTACATATCTCTGATCAAGGTGCGGCACAGATCACAGTAGATAGTGGACTAGCAGTATATCAATACATATTACCAGCACAGAGCAAATAAATGGCACAAAGAGTAGAACACGACGATCTAACAGCAAAACAAAACGACTATGCTATATTTTTACCAGCATTAAGTTCATTCTACGCAACGTTTATAGGCAAACAAAGAGTGGCCAACGACTATGTTGAACCCACTCGTATGCCTACCAAGTTACCTGAGATGGAAAACTTTAATTGGTTTAATACTACTAAAGGTGTGTTCACTTACAAATGGTCATTGTATTCAGCAGGACATGCTAACTTAGATGTTAATGTAGATAGTCCTAAAGAGGATATGGTTAGAAAAAGAGAGCCTGGTGCTTGGGTGTTAGGCGACAGTGGTGGCTTTCAAATTGGTAAAGGTGTTTGGGAAGGTGATTGGAAAAATCCTGCATGTCCTAAAGCTAAAAAGAAACGTGAGCAAGTGTTAGCGTGGATGGATGCTTATATGGATTATGGTATGATATTGGATATACCAGCCTGGGTATGTCGTTCACCAGAAGGACGTAAAGCAACAAACATTAATAGCTACGAAGAAGCAGTACAAGGTACTTACATCAACAATGATTACTTTATTAATAATCGTACAGGTGCATGTAAGTTCTTAAATGTTCTACAAGGTGAGAATCATCAAGAAGCAGAAGATTGGTATCAACGTATGAAGAAGTATTGCGACCCTGCACAGTATCCAACTAATCACTTTAATGGATGGTCAATGGGTGGACAAAACATGTGTGATATACATTTAATCTTGCACAGACTAGTTACTATTATTGATGATGGTTTACTAGAAGAAGGTGTTCAAGACTGGATGCACTTCTTGGGTACATCAAAGTTAGAGTGGGCTACATTACTAACAGACATACAGCGTAGTATTAGAAAGCATCATAATCCTAAATTTACAATATCATTTGACTGTGCTAGCCCGTTCCTTGCTACAGCAAATGGTCAAATATATACTGATGTTGAAACACCAGATAGAGGTAAGTGGACTTATAGAATGCAACCTACTGCTGATAACAAGAAGTATTCAACAGATACTAGACAGTTTAGCCAGGGTGTACTAGCAGATGGATATCATACGTCATTTAAGGATTCGCCAATCAGTCGTAATTTAGAGATGAAAGATATTTGTATCTATGCACCAGGCGACCTAAATAAGAATGGTAAAGAAGGTAAGACATCATGGGATAGTTTTAGTTACGCAATAATGATGGGACACAATGTTTGGCAACATCTTAATGCAGTGCAAGAAGCTAACAGACAGTATGATGCAGGGCACTATCCTAAAATGTTGATACAAGAAACATTTGATACTGTCTCATTTAGAGATGTATGTGAGGCTATATTTTCAGCAGATACTAAAGAAGAGTCAATGGCTATAATTGGCCACTACAGTAAATTTTGGATGTCAATTATTGGTACCAGAGGAGCAACAGGTAAGAAAACAGTTAATGCAGGTACTATGTTTAATAACCTGTTTGATGTGTCTGACCAAAATGAAGAAGTAGTAGAAGAAACACTAGATGAGGCAAAACTAGATAAACTTGAAATGGAGGAAGTATGAGTCAATTAACTCATTTACAAGCATTAAAGGAAAAACATCGAGATTTGGACAAACAGTGTAGTTTGGGATATAGTAACTATCTAAACGATAGTGATTTAAACAAAATGAAGATGGAAAAAGCACATGTTAAAGCACAAATACAACAGATAGAGCAAGAGATTGACATTAAATCTGAAAGCTAGTATAATACTATTATGAAAAGAGATTACGCAACAGGTAGTGCAACAGATGTAAAATATTTTGTGGGTAATGAAATAGAGCATACACCTGCATGGGGATTACGCACACTGTTTGTTGTTGGAGTTATGGCTCCGGAGCAAATCACCGATATCGCCACAAAACATGAATGCGATCACTTATACTTCGGAGCCAACCAATCATTTGATGGAGAGAACATTGGAGAGTGGGTACGTCAAATTGAACATGTTTTACGTTTAGGTTATAAAGCAACACTGGATCTCGATGTTAAGTATGTTCAAACACCTAGTAAATGGTTAACACAACTCAATGAGTTTGAAAATTTTATTACACAGATATCAGTTAAGATTCCTAATATAGAAACATACAACGACAATACCACTGTTAAGATAGATGACATAGACTTTGACGCAACTAATGAAGGTGTGTGGTGTCATTCATTAGACAAATTAAAAAGTTACGATCGAATGACTATATGGTCTGAATATGGAGAAGACGAAATTATTACATGAGTAATCAACGAGAACAAGCAGTAGCAGAACAGCAAAGTCACATAAAAGATCGTGCTAACCGTATGATTTGGATAAGTTTTCAACGTGAGGGCATACACTGCTACCCAGCGGCAGGAACTGATCCTACGCTAAATACTAGTGATGAATACGATGTGAGCTTTTTAGCTCACCCTCATAGACATATGTTTCACTTTAGAGTATCAATAGAAGTGTTTCATAATGATAGAGATATCGAGTTCATTCAATTCAAGCGATGGCTTAATAGTTTATATGAAAAAACCACACTCGAATTGGATTATAAAAGTTGTGAAATGATCGCAGATGATTTATATGATCAGATAGCAATGAGATATCCAGAGAGAAAAGTAATCATTGACGTATCAGAAGATAACGAAAATGGTTGTGTGATTGAATATAATCGTAAAGAGCCAGCACAGTGGGTTGCTTTATAATGTTTAATACTGGAATCAAATGGCTTTTATCAAGATTAATCCACGAAAACTTACCGCAAATCAAATTTTTGACCAGCTTGAAGAACTGGAAGAATTTTGTCAAGAACAAGGTTTCCGCTATAACCCCTCTGATGCTTGGAATGTACGTAGTTTTGTTTGGCAACAATATAACAAAAAGCAACAAGGAAAAAATTACCGTAACAACTGGCTTGACCAGATCAGTCGTCTAAGTGGGAAAAGACAATACAACTGATTGGTTAGACGAAGAAGACTTAGACCCTAGTGATTGGCTAGACCAAGACACCCGCACACCAAACCAACTACTTAAAGATCACATCAACTCACTTGTAAAAGAATCAAAATCTTCTGAGTCACAAGGTGCTCACTACAAAAAACAAATTTACCAAATTAAGTGCTGGATAGATGATATCTATGCTATACTACCTACATATAAAGAAGAAAGTGAATGGGAAAAAGAACGTATATTTGATAAACTAAAAGGCAACGAGGATGGCGAGTAAGAACGATATAACTGGTAACGAAATAAAGAGTAAGTTAAGCTCTTCAAAATACGAAGACGGTTGGGATCGCATCTTTGGTAACAAAGAACCTGACATAAAAGATAAAATCAAAGATCGTATTGACCACTTAGAAAAGTGTCTGATAGGACAAGCACACATTGATAGGCCTGAGTATGTTCAAGATGTTATTGAAAGTATCAGTAAGTTTGATTCGGAACTTTCAGAAGAAGATGAAGATTATTTACTGTCTGCCAAATTTGCACTTACAGAAAAATTAAAATGGACTAAAGACAAACATACAGTTGAAGTTCACGAAGACGATGGATACTCAGACTAATGGCTAACATATTCCTAGTAGATCTAGAAGCAGTTGAATCCAGATACACTGGACAATGGAAAACTCACGTACCTAAACTATTAAAGGACAATGGACACAATGTTACAATTATTGAAGGACCTAGTGATATTCCCAATGCCACTACTCCTGGCGCTTTTCTTAACTTTGGTGGTACTAACATATACAAGGCTAGACAAGTTGAGGAACTCAGTCGCTTGTTCACTAGCGGTAAAATACACAGTGGGGATCACGTTATCTTTACTGACGCTTGGCATCCTGGTATCATTAACCTAAAGTATATGAGCGAGTTACTTGGAATAAAAGTAACTATACATGCACTATGGCACGCTGGATCATATGACCCACAAGACTTTTTAGGTAGACTGATAGGTGATGCTAATTGGGTAAGACACACTGAATGCGCTTTCTTTGAATCAATTGATCATAACTACTTTGCAACAGACTTTCATATTGATATGTTCTGCGAAAACTTGTTAGGTATGGATCTTGCTAAAGAAAGAGACGGGCAACTAGCTATATGGAAGTATCGTAAAAAGATTGTGCGTACAGGTTGGCCTATGGAGTATATGAACGACACACTTACTCTATATAAGAAGATGGAAAAGAAAGATATTATATTATTCCCTCATAGAATAGCACCTGAAAAACAGGTAGAAATATTTAAAGATCTAGCAACAGTCATGCCTGAGTATGAATGGATAGTATGCCAGGACAAGCAATTAACTAAAAATGAATATCACAACTTACTAGGTGAAAGTAAAATGGTGTTTAGTGCAAATTTACAAGAAACACTAGGTATTAGTTGGTACGAAGGAGCAGTAGTAGATAGTATACCAATGGTTCCAGATAGACTAAGTTATAGTGAAATGGCATTAGATGACTTTAAATATCCAAGCGAATGGACTGAGAATTGGGAATCATATCTAAAACATAAAGATCAAATTATACAACGTATTAAAAACTATATGTCAAACTATGAAAAGTTCTTACCAGCTGTTCATCAACAAACTACAAAACTTAAAAATGAATTCTTTTCAGCAACTGGTATTTTGGATAACATTGAATAATAATTTACCATATCTGTTGACTTGGTCTAAATACAATTATATAATAACATTAACAAACGACATCCTCGTCGTCAATAACTCGGAGAAAGAAACATGTCAGTAGAAAACAGAATAGATTGGTCAGGGCTTGAGCAACGTACTCAACCAGTCAGTAAAGATATTAGAGAAAGAATTAAAAAAGCAGGTGACAGATATTGGGCAGGTGACAATATTTCAAAACACATTCATCATGGTGAGAAAGACTTACTGATAGATGAACTAGCAAACAAGTTTGAAGGTGTACTTGATTCATTATTAATTGATAGATACAACGATCCAAATTCAAAAGGTACAGCAAAGCGACTAGCTAAGATGTACATCAATGAAATAATGGCAGGCAGATACGAGCCAGCACCAGCGGCAACAGCATTTCCAAATGATGGAGAAGACGCATACACAGGTATGTTGGTAGTTAGAAGTGAACTTAGATCAATGTGTTCACATCATCATCAACCAGTGGCAGGTGTAGCATACATTGGTATTATTCCTAATGGTAAAGTTATTGGCTTATCAAAGTATACTAGGATTGCACAATGGTGTGCTAGAAGAGGTACACTGCAAGAAGAACTTGCTAATGACATTGCTAAAGAAATTGGTAAAGCAACAGGCAGTGCCCACATTGGTATCTATGTACAAGCAACACATGGTTGTTGTGAGAACAGAGGTATTATGGCACATAGCTCATTAACACAAACAACTGTGTTAAAAGGTGCTTTCAAAGATGATCCAGGTACTAAGAAAGAGTTTATGGATAACATCAAACTACAACAAGAATTTGCTCCTAGATAGGTTGACCATAAAATCCACTTTTGTTATAATTTAGTTGTAAAAAAATAATATTAGGGAAAACAATGAATAATACCTTGTCAAAAATCTTATTAGTTTTAGCATTGTTCATCGCAACATTGGTGACAACAGTTAATGCCAATGCGGCACCAAGTAATTGGACAGTATTAGATACTTGGTCAACTGTAGACATTAACGCTATTGAAAAGAGAACAGTATATAGTAATAAAACAATTCCTAAAACAGTTACTACTACCAACAGTGCCGGTAACACTGTTATCACTACTTATAATAGTGTCTTTACTGTTAAGACTGATAGCTGGGTAGAACAAACCACAACGATCGTATATGAACGAGCTACAGCGTACGGCCGTGAAAGAGTTTTTAGAGGTAAGCCTTCTAATATACAAGTTCCAAAAAGTTCAAGCATAGAATATTGGGCAAGAGATGTATGGGTCAATACTGAAGTAATAGTCACTGGTCCTTCAGAAGAAGAACTTGAAGCACAAAGATTAGCCGCATTAGCAGAGGAAGAAGCCAGACTAGCAGAAATCGCAAGACTAGAAGCAGAGGAAGAAGCACGACTACTAGCTATTGCCGAAGAAGAGGCACGTCTTGCTGAACTTGCACGTATAGCCGAAGAAGCAAGGTTAGCTGAGGTAGCTAGGATTGCAGAAGTTGCTAGGTTAGCTGAAATTGCAAGATTAGAAGCATTAGAAGTTGCTAGAGTAGCAGAAGAAGCTAGAGTAGCGGAAGAAGCCCGACTTGCTGAAGTTGCTAGGGTCGCAGAAGAAGCCCGACTTGCTGAAGTTGCAAGATTAGAAGCACTTGAAGTAGCAAGGTTAGCAGAAGAAGCACGTCTAGCTGAAGTAGCTCGTCTAGCTGAAGTAGCTCGTTTAGCAGAAGAGGCTAGGCTGTTAGCTATTGCAGAGGAAGAAGCTAGAGTAGCAGAAGAAGCAAGGTTAGCTGAGCTCGCTAGGGTAGCAGAAGAAGCCAGACTATTAGCCATTGCTGAGGAAGAAGCTAGAGTGGCAGAAGTTGCCCGTCTTGCAGAAGTAGCCAGGCTAGCAGAAGTAGCAAGGTTAGAAGCATTAGAAGTTGCTAGGTTAGCAGAAGTTGCTCGTATCGCTGAAGAAGCTAGGTTAGCTGAAGTAGCTAGGTTAGAAGCACTTGAAGTAGCAAGGTTAGCAGAA